CCGACCGATGACAACGCCGCTTTTTCTACTAAGATGCAAACAGCTCGGTCTTTCTATGACCGAGCTGGATTTGCTTACGATTGGTTTAATCAATGATATGTTCACCGAGCGTGAAAATGATGATTATGAGGGCTGGCATGAAGTCGCAGGACAGGCGGACTTCGATGCATTTTAACCTTTAAAGACGTTTGTCCTGTGATAATACAAATAGACTTTCATCTCTTCACTGATTAACTCATCAGAAATTCTCATCTTATCGTTGACATTCAAAAAAATCTTATCCGTGTCACTAAGTTGACTTGAAATCATTATATGTCCCTCATCAGAAAATGAGATGTATCCTTTATCAAAAAGTTTATCATGGTTAGGACACAGCAGCAGTCCATTGAATTTGGAAAGCTTTTCATTAGGATCACTCTTTGACCACGGCTTAATGTGACTGGCTATTAAAAATGATTCATTTGAAACGCCGCATAATGCGCATCTTTTATGAAATCTCTTAATCATTTGGTCTCTAAATACGCCTTGATTAACACGCTGCTTAACAAGACATTCATATTCTTCACCTTTAATATCGGAGTTTGCTTCGACGGTGCAAATTAGTTCATTGAGTGCTTTTTGATAATCATTGAGATAATTCTGCACAATTTGATTTATTTCATCATACCATACCAGATATTACAACGTCCCATTCCAGTGACTATTCTTTTTCTTTGCTCACTTGGAATTAAGATTGCTTGTTTTGTTGTAATATTATATCCGGCTCCTTCACATTCGGAACGCTGTGCAGCAATATTATCAGGTATCGGCTGTTTCTTTCTGTACACAGTTGCATCTATGTAAAAGCCTACAATCTTAGCTTGGTGGCATACCCAGACAACAAGCACCCCATCTATGTAATCAGCATTTGGTAAAGCACCGAAGTTTCTTTGAATATCGATAGTATCATGTGTAGATTGGACATAGCCATAGTACAGATTATCATGTCTCGTGAAATTATTAACTTCAAGTGGGACATTGTTTTCTGTATAAGAACCACCGCCATGATAATCATCAATGACGAAACCATTGTATTCATCCATTTCTCTTACATTACAATACAGTATTTTCATTACAATCACCTCTTGGCAGGAAGCTGTTTTTTTCATTATATTCTTTTTTAGCAAAAAAGTCAATATTTAGAAAGGAGAAAAACCGCATGGCAAACAGAATCAAGGGCATCACCGTTGAGATCGGCGGTGATACCACCAAGCTTTCCAAGGCTCTTGAAGGCGTCAACAAAACCATAAAGAACACTCAGACACAGCTGAAAGATGTGGAAAAGCTGTTGAAACTTGACCCAAAGAACACAGAACTCCTTTCGCAGAAACAGAAACTTTTAGCTGACAGCATTTCTGCTACAAAAGATAAACTTGCAACACTGAAAACTGCCGCTAAACAGGCAAACGCTGCTCTTGCCAATGGTGAAATCACTCAACAGCAGTATGATGCATTACAGCGTGAGATCATTGAAACTGAACAGGAACTTCGCAATCTCGCAAGTGAAGCCAATAAGGCGTCTGATTCCCTTTCCAAAATTGGTGCGGCAGGTGAAGTTTTACAGAATGTGGGCGACAAAATTTCTGATGTAGGCGGTAAACTTACCACCCATGTTACTGTTCCGATTATGGCAGCAGGAACAGCGGCTGTAAAGACTGCATCGGATTTTGATTCTGCTATGTCAAAGGTTGCGGCTGTATCCGGTGCTACCGGTGATGACCTTGACAAACTTCGTGACAAGGCTCGTGAAATGGGCAGTAAGACAAAGTTTTCTGCATCTGAAGCCGCTGAAGCTATGAACTATATGGCTATGGCAGGCTGGAAAACAAATGATATGCTGTCGGGTATTGACGGCATCATGAACCTTGCCGCTGCCAGTGGTGAAGATTTGGCAACAACCTCCGATATTGTTACAGATGCACTCACAGCTTTCGGCTTAACAGCCGCTGACAGTGGCCATTTTGCTGATGTTCTCGCTGCCGCATCAAGTAATGCAAATACAAATGTATCAATGCTTGGCGAATCATTCAAGTATTGTGCTCCTATCGCAGGTGCTTTAGGCTTTTCCTGTGAAGATACAGCTGAGGCTCTCGGTCTTATGGCTAATGCAGGTATCAAGTCAACGCAGTCCGGTACATCAATGCGTTCCATTATGACAGCACTTTCAGGTGATGTGAAATTTTGCTCTGAAACATTCGGAGAAATGGAGATTGCAACCACTAATCAGGACGGCTCAATGAGAGAACTTTCTGATATTCTCGCAGACTGCCGTGTTGCTTTTAATCAGATGACAGAATCCGAAAAAGCAAGTGCAGCACAGGCTCTTGTCGGAAAGAATGCTATGTCCGGTTTTCTTGCACTTATGAACGCAGCACCGCAGGATATTGATAAGCTGTCCGGTGCAATAGCTGAATGTGACGGAACATCTCTTGCAATGGCTGAAACCATGCAGGATAATCTTGGCGGTCAGCTGACTATTTTAAAATCACAGCTTGAAGAACTTGCTATTTCTTTCGGTGAAATTCTGATGCCTGTAATCCGTGATATTGTCACGAAAATTCAGGCATTTATTGATAAACTTAACGCAATGGACCCTGCCACGAAACAGACGATTGTAAAAATCGCTCTCGCTGCTGCGGCAATGGGTCCTTTATTAGTCGTTATTGGAAAGGTCATATCATCAGTAGGCGGTTTGATGTCTTTTATCAGTAAAGTTCCTACAATGATTGCAGGTGCTAAGACCGCCTTTTCTACTCTTGGAGCTGCAATTGGTGGTATATCTGCTCCTGTTGTGGCAGTTGTTGCTGTAATAGCGGTACTCATTGCAGCATTTGTACATCTGTGGAATACTAATGAGGGTTTCAAAAACAGCATACTTTCTATATGGGAAGAGATAAAAGCTACATTCGAAAGGCTTACTTCCGGTATTGTTGACAAAGTCAACGCTCTCGGC